CCTGCGGCGGTGTAGAACATAAGCTGTTCGCTCTCTTCGGCTTCGACGGCGACGCCATCCCCGAACTTCCAATCAAGGATTACCGCACGATTGCCCACACGACCAATGAGATCGCAACTACCGTAAACTCCGGCGAGAAAATCGTTGAAATGGACGTTAACCTCCGTGGCAAACTCAAGGCGCTTATCTGGGTCGATCTGGTCCAGCGCGTCAAGCGCGAACATGAGCTTTTCATTGTTCTCGTAATCCTCCACACGGTCGCCGTGCGACAAGATCATGTGCATCGCGTTGTGGAGGCGTGTGCCTTCTTCGGCGTATTTGCTGGAGGGTTGGGGCGGCATTTCCGCCACAAGCTTGCGCGACCCGGGGCATTTAATGAGGCGCTTGGCGGTCGAACCGCCGACGATGTTGCTGTGTGACATAAACCTTACCTTTCGATGATTCGGACACTAGACAATCTTTTACGGGTGTGCAAGAGATATCTTTATGCTTGAACGCGACATCGAAAAATATTTTGTCAAACGTGTGCAAGCCGTTGGCGGCAAAGCATATAAGTTCGTCTCGCCCTCAAACCGCGGCGTCAGCGATCGCGTCGTTTGCTTCGCGGATGGGTCAACGCACTTTGTCGAGCTAAAGCGCCCCGGCGGCAAGTTATCGCCGTTGCAACAACGCTTTGCGTCCGACATGCGCGAAATGAACCAGAACTACGCCTGCCTATGGTCTAAGGAAGATGTGGACAAATGGATTTGCGCCCATACCAGCACGAAGCCGCCGATTTCCTCTTCGCCCATGATCGGGCAATGATCCTTGCGCCAGTCGGCGCGGGCAAGACGGCAATCACGCTGACGGCGATGGCGGATATGACGGCCAAAGGTCATTGCGACCGTTGGCTTGTGCTTGCGCCCAAGCGCGTCTGTCTGTCCGTATGGCCGGTCGAGGTTAAGAAATGGGCCGAGCATATGAGCATGGCCGTGGCGGTAGGAACGCCAACGCAACGCAAGACCGCGTTCGCCGCTGATGTCGATATTGTCGTCACTAACTACGACAACATACCGTCAATCGATCCGAAAGACTTCGACGGCATTGTCTTCGACGAACTGACGCGGCTGAAAAACCCGAGCGGCAAACGGTTCAAACATCTGCTTAAGATACTGGACCAGTTTAAGATCAGGTGGGGGCTTACGGGGTCATTTACCTCGAACGGCCTGGAAGACGTGTTCGGGCAATGCAAGGTTGTCGATCAGACATTGCTTGGCCGGTCAAAGGGCGCGTTCCTCCAACAGTATTTCTACTGCGTCAACCGCGACTACGGCCAGTGGGAACCTCTACCGCAAGCGTTGCCGCGCGTCATGGACGCAATTCGCCCGGCCACTTATGTGCTGGAGCCCGGCGAGTATAAGGACAAGTTGCCAGAGCTTCACGTTGTCGAGATGCGTTGCGACTTGGACGACCGGACGCCTTACGAGAACATGAAGCGCGAGTATGTCCACGAAGAGATTACCGCCCCCACGGCGGCGGCGGTCACAAACAAACTTCAACAGCTAACCAGCGGCTTTGCCTATGACGCTAATGGCGTAGCCCAGTGGTTCGGGCGTCAAAAGTTCGACGCTCTTCAAGATATTCTTGACGAGAACCAGCACGATAACACCATCATCGTCTACAATTACAAAGAAGAGTTAGCCGAGCTAAAACGTAGGTATAAACTCACCACCATAGACGAAGAAAATGCCGTTGAGAACTGGAACAAAGGGGAAATAGAACTTCTGGCCATTCACCCCAAGAGCGCCGGCCACGGGCTTAATCTTCAGTTTGGCGGTAACAAAATTATTTTTCTGTCCCTGCCTTGGTCGCTGGAATTGTTTGAGCAGACAGTTGGTCGGCTGCACCGTAGCGGGCAAACAAAGGATGTCTGGTGTTATGTCCTGATATGTAATAAAACAATTGACGAGCGGATATTTGCCGCGCTACACGACAAAAAATCGCTAGCGGAGTTGGCCCTTGCCGAACTATCTCACATGGAAGCAGCTAAATGACCAGCTTGCGGATTTTACTGAACAGGAGATTTTCGATCTCTTGGAGGCCGAGAAGCGGGACACCCGACGCTCTACGGTCTTAGTGCGGCTGCACCAACGCTACACGGTGCTGCGCATGTTACGCGAACGGGCGGAACTCTTGGAGAGTATAGATGAATCCTCACGAACTGCTTAGCCAAGCGGCTAAGATCATTGACCAGCGCGGCGAAGGCTACGGCGGGATCGAGTCAAATTTCCAGCTTGCCGCTGACATTGCGTCGCTGCGACTGGGCCGCGACTTTCACCCTTACGAAATTGCCATCATCCTGGCTTGCGTTAAGAACGCCCGCGCGTTTGCGTCTCCTACGCATCTCGACAGCCATATTGACGCGGTAAACTACGAACTGTTCGCCGCGACGTTTGCCGAAGACTATCTTCAGTCAAAGGCTGGCACGGCGGCTGAGATTGGTTACAAGCGCAAGAAAGACCTAAAGCCGGCACGCCGCGCGGAGCTTTCCATAGTCGACGACCAGCTTGGCGACCTCGCTATTCGCGGGGAGCCGGCGTAACTCTTTGGCAGCTAAGGTCTGGCGTTCTGCCGAATAGTCGACCAGCGGAGGACATCCTTCGCTGGTCGATTTGCATCCGCTAAAACCGGCCAGCATCAAGATCAGCAGCAGTTTCTTCAACGGTCTTGGGTTTGGCAATTTCAGCCTGCCGCTTTCAATCCTGAGGCTTGGTGCCGCCAGTCACGTTGAAATCTTTAGCGGCGACTAGACCGATGGCGATAAGGCCATTCTGAAGATCGGCCCAGTTGACCGTCTTGGTCGACCAAGCCTCCCACAGGACGCGCAGCAGCAGAAGGACACCGGGGATCGTCGTCATCCAGTTCGTAAGCATATCAATCTCCTAGTTGCACGGCCGCGACGTATTGTCGCGCGCCAGACACGATAGTTCTTTTACCGACATACAGCCAGATAGCGTGATGAGCAGGACGGCGCACAGCCCGATAACGACGAGCGACCAGAAAGCCGAGATTGTTGCATCTCGGCGCTCGCGGGCGTCCGGTGAGTTCAGCGACAGGGTGCTGGCAAAACCGAACAGCGCCGCCAGCAACATTGACGTAACGGCGAAGATCACGCCAAGGAGTTTTGTCGCGGCGATCATGGCTATCCCTCAATCTGGAAATGCGGCCCGTCCACGATGCTTTTCCACGAGCCGCCCCAAGTGATGGTGACACCGGCCTTTTTTGCCGCCTTCTGCACGGCGGCGTTTATTTTGCGATAGTCGGCAAGATTCCATGAGACTTTGCCGCCGGGCATGGCGACAACATCGACCGCTTTGCCTTTAAGATGGTAGCTGTTCATTGTGCGGCTTTTGCCCGTGCGGACAAGATAGACCTGGCGTTCGCGGGTGCGCAGACCCTCGGTGATTTCAAACGGAATCGGGCTGGCGGCGCGTGCGGCCTTCATCACCGCGACAAGGCGCGGATCGACGCCGGCCATGCGGCGGATGCTGGTGGCGTTGAGCTTCATCGGTCGGCCTTATTTGCGAGCATGTCTCTGATGGTGTCGAGCTTGGCGAACACTTGGCTAAGAGTTTCATTGAACTCCCCCCGCGTCATGTACCGCCCGGCGACGAGAACTTCAATCTCACCAACCTTTTCGGCCAACTCCTTGTCGGCCTTCTGAAGGTCGCGGACAGCGCCCCAGACAGTGTTAAGTGTCCAGCCGCCCATTACGCCGATAATGCCGATAGCGATGTCAAAAAGGACTTGATATTCGACCACGATTTACCTCGCCATCGCGTTACGGGGCTGCTGCACCCCGGCGGCTAACAACGGTGCTAGGCTCCTATAGTCTGGCGGAAGCGCCGGAACGCCGCCTAACGTAGACGCGAGAAGATTTTCGGCCGCGCGCCCCGCCATAGCGTTTTGCGCCCGCCGCGCCAAGATGCTGCCCGCGCCTACGCCAGCCAAGCCAAGCGACACAAGCGGCGATATGACCGGTGCGCCAGGAATAGCCGCCGACGATAAAATAGCAGGTCCAAACTGAACCAGGCCTCTTACGACGCCGCTCCAATCCGCAGATGGCGCGACGGCGCCTAGCAAGCGGATAGCTTTAGGTGACGCCTGCCCCGAGGCCAGTTCAGTAATGATCTGCTGCTCGTCAGGAGAAAAGGTCTTCAACCAATCCGGGTCGCGGAATATCTTACCGAACTCATTACGGAGCGCCCCCAACTGGTCCTGTTTTGACGCCAAGGCAAGCCGAATAGCCTCGCGGATATCAGCGTTTTTAAAGAGTTTTGACGACGTTGTGATAGCGCGGTCAAGATACCCCGCAGCGCGTTCAGTTTGTTGCTCGAATCCCGGCCGCGCGTTTGACGAATCCGAGATAAAATCGTCAAATTTATTGCCCAGCATACCGCCGAGTCTACGCACATTAGGGTCTTTAGACTTAGCTACGTCGCCAATCCGTTGGCGAAGCCTATGTATTTCTTTCACGTCAAGGACATTGCTGCGGCCTGCGTCTGTAAGTTGGTCAAGCGCCCGCGTGACTGCGCGCATTTCCGGGTCGTCAGCATATCCTGCGTTCCGCAAATCCGCGCCAGCATTCACCAAGAAGTCATTGAACTTAGCGTTATCATACATGCCGCCGGTGTCATATGCACGTTTGAACGCTGTCTCTTCGCGCACTTCCATGCGTCCGCGTTTGGCTTCGGCCTGCGCGCCAACAGTAGGAGCGCGAGGCGTTGCCAAACGCCCTGCCGCAAGCCCCGCTGCAAGACCTGACCCGGCCAAAAGATAAGGGTTTGTTTCGCCCGCCTGCGCCAACGCTTCGGGCGTCGCTGCCCCGACCGCGCCTGAAATAGCCTGTGCCGTTGGCTGCGCAGCCATTGCGCGCAAAGCCGTTGGAATCTCGCGGCCAGCTTGCGACATCATGTTGACCGCGCCGCGCGCCGCGCCAGCGCCGGTAACCGCGCTTAACCCACCCTCAGTCGCCGCGCGTAAGACATTCTCTGTAGGCGTTTGTGGGGCTACGGACGGAAAAGCGGCCTCAGTTGCGCTGCGGATATATTGATACGGCGTCTTGACCGGCTTATACCCTAACGCGGAGCGGCCGATATTGTAAACATTCCCGACAAGTTCCGCGCCGCCTAAAAGCCCCGCGCCAATAGCCGCCGCCGGCGCAAGCGGCGCACCCATAGCTGCGCCTGCGAGCCCTCCAGCGGCAAGACCCGCCAATGGCGCGGCTGCGCCGCCAGCCGCTACTTTAGCCGTGCGAACGGCGGTTGATTCAGGTGCGCTGAGGCCAAAATGCTGAAGAACTTCTTCGTCAGAATATCCTGCTTCTTTAGCCTTGGCTGTTTCGGGCATTGACAGCAAGAATTGACGAATTTCCGCGTCCGAATAGCCAGCTTCTTTTGCGCCTGCGACGTTAAATTTCATAGTTATTGCCCGTAGAAAGAGGACAAAGGCGGTCTAGTAGCGGAAGATACGCCGCCCGATGTCAACTTACGCGCGTCAAGCACACCTTTCTTTTCTTCATCAGATGGCTCAAAAGGCTTTAATTTTCCCGCGCCAGAGTATTTATCCGCCCGCGCAAGAATGTTTTGGA